CCTTGACGTGGGCGGTGGGAAGTGATTTGTTCTACGATTTCAATCCGTGGACACTTTATTTTTCTAACCCCCGAGTCATAAATAGAATTTCCAACTTCCATCTTTTACGATGTAATTTGAAGGTTAAATTTGTGATAAATGGCAATGGTTTTTATTTTGGTCGTGCAATTGCCTCTTATTGGCCATTGCGTGACATGGATAACCTAACTACCAATAGGAATTTCTTTCCCATTGATATTATAGGAGCTAGCCAGAGACCGCATGTGTACATAGATCCAGCTACTAGCCAAGGAGGTGTACTGAAACTGCCGTTTTGTTGGTATCGCAATGCGTTGAGTATCCCACTGCAAGAGTGGGAGCGCATGGGTCTGATGAACTTAAGATCTATGCAGCCCTTGCGGCACGCCAACAGCGGCACAGAATCCATATCTGTCTCTGTGTTTGTTTGGGCAGAGGATGTGAATCTTTCCATCCCAACTGCTAATGAACCAGGTGCCCTAGTCCCTCAGATGGGTGAGCAGGATGAATATGGAACTGGGCCTATTTCTAGACCAGCTGGAGTTATTTCGCGTTACGCCGGTATGTTGACTAATATACCGCCTATAGCACCGTATGCAAGAGCCACCCAAATGGCTGCATCCACAGTTTCCAATATCGCTCAGATGTTTGGATATTCTAGACCTGCGATTTTGTCTGACATCCAACCGTATCGTCCCACGTTGGTGGGCAATATGGCGAATACTAATGTTCCTGATTCAGTGACAAAGTTGACCTTGGATGCTAAGCAGGAGTTAACTGTGGACCCACGCGTAGCGGGCCTAGGAAGTGCAGATGAAATGCCTATTCTCAGCATTGCTATGCGAGAAACCTTCCTAACCTCGTTTGAGTGGCCAATAGCAGCTGCCTCGGAGACTTTGTTGTGGAACTCCGAAGTCAGTCCGGTACTATGGGCAGAAAGCCCCCCTGAATACCATTTTCCAGCGTGTGCCTTTGCAACTTTGCCTTTTAAGTTCTGGCGAGGATCTATGAAATTTAGATTCCAAATAGTTGCATCTGCATATCATAGGGGACGTATGAAAATGACGTATGACCCATCGTACCCATTAACCAATGAGTATAATACCAACTATACACATGTGGTGGATGTCTCGCAAGATAAGGACTTCACTATTACTGTTGGTTGGGGAGCCACGCGCTCAATGTTGTCATATCGTG